GCCGTCAGCTCCAACGTCGCCAGCCGTTTCTGGCTGTAGGCCAGCACCTGCGATTCGACCGCCATCAGCGCCTCCGATCTGCAGGGCACGGTTCAACGATTCGAGTTCGGGGTCGGCCATCTCGTCGGCGCGCATGCGCATGATGCGCTGCACCTCGTCCGAGCTTTGCCCCATCTGCTCCGCGACCCATTGGATCGGGAAGCCGAGCTGCTTGTATTTGAGCATCGCGTCCGCCATCAGGGTTTCGCTGCGATACTGCGGGGTCGCGAACTGCACCTTGGAGTCGGCGATGATATCCGCCTCAGCCACGTCGTTTTCGTAGCGCATGGCGATGCTGCAGATGTCGCGGATGGGGGATTTCAGGAAGCTGATGCGTTCGATGGTCTTGGATACGAGGCCGGCTTCGGCGACCTCGTAGCCTGTGGCGGGAACCTCCGCGTTTGTCAGCAGGTAATGGCCGGGGGTGCGTGTTTCGGCGGCGATATGCTCCACGGCCTTCTCGATGACCGGGATGAACACGTTCAGGTTCGAGCTTGACCATTCGCCCAGGTTCACGTTGTCGCCGGTGAACTGGTAGATGCGCTCCAGCACCTGCTTGTCGAGTTCGATGGGCTTTTCGCCGACCTGCTGTCCCTCCTCGTTGTAGACGGGCTCGACGAGCGGGTCTCCGCCGAGGATGACTCGTGCCGGCAGTGAGGCGTAGTCCAATGCGTTCAGCAGGTAGGCCCATACGACGTTGACCGTGTCCTGCATCGATTCGACGTGTGCGATGTCGCTGATCGGCGCATTGTCCAATAGCATCTGGTTGCGGAACTCGCGCAGGGGGATCGTGTCCAGGCCGGTGGGCTGAGGGTCATTCATCTTCCAGCCGTACACGTCGGGCGGCACGCGCTGGTCGGTCAGATCGAGCATCTTCTTGCGTTCCATGCTGACCGTCCAGCCGGGCAGCATGAGGGTGCCGTACTCCTTGTCGTCGCCCTGCTGGATGAGGAACCCGGCTGACGGCTGGCCGGTGCGCGCATCGTAGATGACTGCGGCGCTGTCCGGGTGCTCGAACGTGATGCGGGCCCTGCCGTCGACCTGCGTGACCAAAGCGAACGCGCGGCCCGTGGTGGTCATCATCAGCGCGGCTTCCTGAAGTCCGCGTTCGAAGTCGTTGCGGTCGAGGCATTTCATGATGCCGGTGCCGAGCTTCACGTCATCATAAGGGACGAAGCCCTTGAACTTGATGCGTTCCACTGGGGCCTGCGCCACGGGGAGGCACCAGTTGTCCGAGAAATCGGAGAACCGGTCGCTCATGTAGCGCTTGAATTCCTTGGACGCGAACTTCAGTTTGCCGCGTTTGCCGAGCACGTAATCGGTATGCGTGCCGATGTTGGGCCTGCGGAACTGGATCTTATCGGCCAGTCGGTTCGCCAATGCGGACAGTTCCTGCTGGCTGTATTCCATCAGTACCTCCTTCTGGTCGATGATCCGGTAAGCATGTAATTGTGTTTGCGAGCGCCCCAGCCGGCGGCTCGCGCGTCGCATGCGGCTTCGTGGGCGAGCACGCTGGTCACGGCGGCGTCTATTTTCCTGTTCTGTTGGGGTTTCGCCAGTCCGTAGCGTTCCAGGGTCTTGGCGACCTTTCGCGCGTTCATCATGTGGGTGCGGGTGATGGGGCAGCCGTCCTGTGTGATGCGGTGCGTGGTCAGGTCGGCTTCGAATCGGCGCAATGCCTCGTAGACGGCTCCGATGCGGGAGCTGCCCGACATGCTCCATGGCATGAATTTCTTCGGCCCGTAGGCGCGATCCCATGCTTCTATCTCCGATTCCCATGACAGTTCGTCGCGGAAGCCGGGGTCGCAGTAGGCGCGTTCGATTTTGTAGCGGTCGTTGAGTTCCGCCCATGCTGCGGATACCTCGGCGCGGGGGATGCGCCCGCCCCACTGCTTCGGGTTCCAGATGGTCGCACGCCGGTCGGGCCCGTATCGGGGAGTGAATATCAGCCCGTCGAGGGTCTCCATCTTGATGCATGTCCAGTCGTCGTTCTCCGAACCGTCGAAGCCCGCGCATACGCGTGTGCCTTTTGGCGGGTTCGGCAGCCAGAGTTCATGCGCCGGCATAGCAGCTCTCCCATAGTCCGTCTTCGAGCCATGCGCCGCCGCCCTGCACCAGACGGTTCCCGAAGAACCGTTCCGCTTGGGTAGGGTCGGTCTTCATCAGCGCCTTGGCTTCCGATTCGATGGAGTTCAGGTCGACCCATGGTGAGCCGCGGTACACGTATTCGAGCATCTTCAAGCGTTCGGATTTCAGATTGAAGTCCAACGGCCGGCCGTCGCGGTGACGCAATGATTTCGCCAGATCGGGGTTCCGGTAGAACACGAACACGTCATCCTCGGCGTTCTCGAACACCTGCTGCGCGTAACTGTCCTCGCCCGGATCCCATGCGTTCGTCCACGCATGTGTGCGGCCGCCCATGCCGGCGGCTCCTCGGCGCTGCGTGGTGGCGACCGCTATCATGCCGTTCGATTTCGTGTACAGGCCGGCCTCGTCCTGTTCGGCGTCCGTGATCGGATTGCCCAGACGGGATTTCGCCGAGGCGGTGACCACGTCGATGCGATCCAAGTCCAAGGCGTCGGCCTCGCCTTCGCGCCCCGGCTGCAGTATGCGGATGAAGGTGTCTCTCACGCGCATGAGCTCCTTGAGCGGGCCCAGCAGGATCGTCGCCACGAGAGGACGGTAGATGTTGCGTACCTGTTCCTCGGAGTTGGCGGTCAGCTGGATGAGCGGCGACGGATGTCGACGGCCTTTCGGCTCGCCCGGATTGTATGGCCACTCCCAGCCGCACGGACAACCGTTGTCGGCGCAACGGTACATGTCGCCTTCCTGTGCCCAGCCATCGAAGATGGTGGGCCCGCAGCCCTCGGCGGCGGTGAAGAACGCCGTGCATGGCCCCTTGCCCCATTTCTGCGGTCCGACGGTCAACGTCATTCGATAGGTGAACGCCTGATTGAGCACCATCGGGTTGTCGACGGTGACTTCCTCGGGCGGCACATATGGGGCGTCCACGCGGATGCGCCAACGGTTCGCCGCCAGCCAGTACTGCCAGTCGGACAGCACCACCGGACGGCCTCGCAACGGGCCGTCAGGCTGCCGGCAGTGACGTTCGATCCACGCGCACACCAGATGCCCCAACGTGGGGAAGTCGATGAGCCATGAATCCTCGTCAGCCATTGCCGCTCATCCGACGCTGGTACACATGCCTCGTCTCGTCCATGGGAGAGCGTTCGGCGGCTGATTCCTGGTTCAGCTCCTTGGCCCTGCGGCGCGTGAACTCCGAATCGACTGGCTTCCGCTCGGCCTCGGCCTCGATTTTCCAGCCTAATGCCTGCAATCCGGCGGCGCTCATGCCGACGCGGTCGGAGATGCGCAGCAGCACGGTCAACGCCGTGGGTGCCGGCGCGATCTCGCATGCGGTGGAAAGCCGTGCGTACAACGCCAGTTCGTGGATCATCCACTTGAACTGGGGCAGATGCCAGGCGCGTGCCTGAGGCAGCTTCCACAGCCACTTCCACTTCTCCGCCTCAAGTTTGCGGACGCGCTCGTCATCGGCGGGCTCCAAGGGCCATTCCGGCGGCTTCATCCGGCACTCGGTGTTCGGCAGGCTCTGCAATGTGTATCCGAGTCTGCGGCTCTTCTCGCTGTTCGGGTCCTTGGCCGGCCCGGAGCGTACTCGTTTGCCTCCACTTGGCATGATGTTCACCTCTCGTCATGGCCTTGCGCCCTAGCGACAGATCGACGAGACCGCCCTCGCGGCGGCCCGCCCGCGGTGTTTGAACCCTGCGCACCCGACAGACAGCTCACCGGCGGTCAGGCAGGGGTGGTCGATACCCCACCCCCCCCTGGGTGTTGCCGGTCGTTTTTTTACTGTTTGGTATTGAAGCCTGCTGGTCTTGTTCTGCCGGTTTTCACGTCGTGGCATTGTTTGCATAATCCTCGTCCGAACTTCGGGTCGTTCGGATTGAGTCGCATGTCTATGAGTTCGATTCGCTCGTATGGATAATGATCCGCGATTGTGCTTGGTTTTCCGCAGAGCCCCTTGTGTTTGCCGCAGCCTCCGTGCTCGGGGTCGCCGGGGCATGTGCAGTATGGGTCTCGTGCGAGCACCTGCCTGCGAAACGATTGATGTCCCTTGGTGTTGTATGGGTTGCGTCCACGGGTACGGGTGCGGTCCCGTTGGGCTCGGGTGCAGGCGTCGCATTTGCGTGCCGGTGTCTCGATGAGGTTCGGGCATCCGGGTGTCGAGCAGACTCGCCAGCTCATGTGTGCCTCGCAGTCATTGTGTCCGTTGGCGTGTCTTGGTGTCCTCGGCTTGCATATCTATAGTTATTGTGTTACTATAGATATGTCAGCCAAGGAAAGGAGGTGAACATGGAACAGATCGCGGAGCTGCTCAAGGCCATCGGGGAGTTCCTCTCCGGATTGGGTGCGGCACTCGCACCCATCGCCGCCGTGGCCGTCGCATTGATTGCGAAGAGCAAGCCGCGAAAGCCGCTGAACAGACGGCGCAAGCGGTAACAAGAGCCGTGGATTCCGGATAATCGTACTATCCAGAGCCACGGCTCCACTCCCAACTATTCCATGGAACATCATGAACGGCAAGATAGGAATCATCGCACTCATGTTCGGAGTCGTCAGCCTCGCGCTGGCCATCGCATCCCAGAGCGTACCGGCAGGTGTGTTCGGAATGTGCTCGGGCGTGCTGGGTTATCTGGCAGGAAGGGCAAGCAATGGCGACTGAATATCTCGGCGTCAAGCAGGTCGCAGAACGCCTCGGCATCACCAGTGGCGGCTTGCTCAACCTCAAGCTCCCTGAGCCCGACGCCACGATAGGGCGCACGCGCGGCTGGTTGCCTGAGACCATCGATGAATGGAACGCTCAACGTCCGGGACGTGGTGTCGGAGGGGGGAGACCACGCAAAAACAAAGCATAGATACGCGAAACCCCAGCCACATGAGCTGGGTTTTTCGATACTAATCCACTGACATTATGCGGTCACAGTCAGCTCTTTGTCAAGTCCGCCACTGATGACGAGCCGGTAGACGCTGCTGTATGAAATGCCTTGGGGCGTGACATCAAGCTTGCCTCGGGATTTCCACACGGTGAGCGTATGCCTTTTGACGGTGATTCCCGCGTCCGTGAACGCCTTGGCTATCTCAGCCGCAGACCCGCGCCTGGAATCATCCCAACACAACGTCTTGAGCCTACGCAGTTTAACCGTCTGCGCTCGCTGTTCCCTCCCGCAGACCGGGCATGTCACCCACTGGTCTGCTGCCCCAGCGATGAGCATGGTCTCGCATAGTTCGCAGGTACCTATCTCGCGGCGTTGCTCCGGCGGGTCCAGCGCAGTATCAACCTTGCGGGCGATGTCGTTGATGATGTGCATGTAGAAGCCGGCATCCGCGAACGTGGCAAGGCGTGCATGACCGGCGCATGCGATGAGCGTGGCCGTCAAGTCCTCGTTGCGTCTGTCTTTGCGCCAGTCGAGTGCGTCGATGCCGTCGAGGCAGCGCCATAGTTCGCGGGCCGTGGCGTCGAGCATGTCAATCAGGTCGAGCACGTCCAAGCGTATCGGTGTCGGGGGAGTGGCGGTCTGGATGCGCACGGGCGAATGCCCTCCCGGATGCAATGTCGCGTCGAGGCTGTCATGCAATGGCGTGACATCACGCGCCAAGCGCAGGAGCGTGCCGGCGAAGCGCAGCTCGCACGTCGCGCACACTGAATACCCCTCTTCGGTCATCGTCTTGCAGTTCTGGCAGTTCATGCTGAGCCCCTTCCGGCTGGTCGGCTAGAATAATGCTTGGATCTCATCGCCCTGGCCGACCTTGTTGGTTGGGGTTTTCTCATGTTTGAGCTGGCTGTATGGCATATTCCAGATGCGTTTGAATTCGGCTATCTCCTGTTTCGACAGTCTCGGCCCGCCCCACGGTTTGCCCGGCGGACGGTCTCTTTTCGGCGGCGTGAACGGTTTGACGCTCACCCGAGCCAAATGGCACGTGTGACCGGCGAGGTATTGGCCATCCGGCCTGATGCCCGCGCTACCGCTCACGCTGCGCAACAACGGATAGCCGACTGATGGCAGCCATGTGACGCGCGTCAACGGGCGGCCGAGGATTATCGCCACGGTCAGGTCATCACCCTCCACAAGTCCGCAGTCCCATGACTCCCACACGCTCTCCCGATCCTGGATAATGTACAGGCCGCACCCCTCGCAGACAGTGACCACGAGGGGACTGGATTTCGGGATGAATTGGCGCAGCCATGGGGGCTTGCGCTCACGGGCGCGGGGGCTGCTCATTCCTCCGTCGCCTTTCTCCTCGCCGCGTTGAAGGCGGTTCTGATGATGTTTTCCAGCCATGCGCCAGGAAGCGCGATGAACTTTCGGGTTTCGTCCATGGCGGCGGCAATCTCCTCCTCGGTGATTTCGCGGTTTGCGCAGGCCTTGTATCCTCTTGCCCATGCCCATTGCAAGTCGGCGTCGACGTACGAGGGGTCGCGTTGTTCCCGGGCTTCTATCTCACGGTCGATGATGCTCATTTGTTTCCTCCGTTTCGTCGTTGAGTGCCGTTTCGATTCGTATGCACAGGTCGACGGCTTGCTGCCATCCGTTCCGATAGCCGATGACGAACGCCTCGGCCGGACTGTCGTTGCCCAGCCCCGATGAGGCCAATGCGTTGAGGGCTTGTTGGGTGAGGTCAATCGGTTCGGCCATGGGTCAGTCCTCCCATTTGATGTCCTGGATTTCATGCAGCACCGCTTCGCAGGCGGTGATGAGTACGCTGAGCATACGGCGGCCGTGATGTCCTCTCCGGTCAAGGTTGAACAGGACGGGATGGCCTTGACTCCACTGGTCGATGCCGATGGAGGCGATTGGGATGGTTTCGACCAGATTGGTGTCAGCATCCTCACAGCGGTATTGGATGGTGACGGATTCTTTCATGCTTCCTCGCTTTCAGTCGTGTAACAGTTCGCGTCGAGCCAGTCTGCGATGAGGCGGAAGTCCTTGGCCCATTGGATGCGGGTCTTCCGTTCCAGCTCGTCCTTGGGTGCCGGTTTCGGCTCTTCGAAGTTGAGCAGTCCGTATTCGGGTTTTTTCAGGTAGTGGCAACGAGCGTGCTTGCCGTTGGCGGCCGAGGCGACCCGCTTGTAGTTGATGAGCTGGAGGATATGCAGCATCTCCAATGCTTTGGTCGGATCGAAGTTCGGCGTCTCGGGGTCTGCGTCGAACCGCTTCCTCAATTCGGGCACGGTGCCTTCTCCGTTGCACAGCTCCCATGCGGTCGCTTCGATCTGCTTTCTGAATGTGAGTGCCATTTTGGTCTCCTTGGGTTTTGAGGGAATATCTAGTGTTGTTGAGGGGTGTTTTTGGGCTTTTCCGAGGGGCGAGCCTTAGCTTTTCCCACACCCGACCACACACGTAGTGTGGTCGGGGAGTGTGGGGAAGAGCTAGTCTCGGTGGCTCAGTTTTTTTGGGAAGAGCTGGGAAACGTTCGGGAAAAACGGAAAAACTAGATGTCGAGGTGGTTCCCATCGTCCAATTCGCTCACCTCCTCCCTGCTCATACGGTCCACGAAAGAATCCGACTTTGGGTCGTCTATCTGCCGGTAGGGGCGTGCCGACCGGTAGCATGCGCGGTTGTGTCTGCTGGCGCGGTTCGTCACATACCCCTCCTCCAGCAGCAGTCTGATGGCTTTCGACATAATCGCGGTCTTGGCGCCGGAGCCATCCGATTTCAAGGCGTCGAACAGTTCCGATTGGCTTGGTTCCTCTATGGCGTTCTCGACGAGCTGACTGATTTTCTCCATGAGTCCGGTGGGTCGGAAGTCGTCGCGTTTCGCCTGTCGGTCTTCGCTGGGCATCATGTTGGGTCGTGCGATGGTGACGTGCATGAGTTTCGGGTCCGTGGAGTTGATTTCGATGCGTGCGGCTTCTCTCAGGTGTGAGCCGTTGCTCCAGTTGACGGCGCAATGCTCCTCGATCTCCGAGATTCGGTCCTTGCCGCTTTTGATGACGATGGTGCCTTTCACGCCCTTGCCGACGGGTTTGGTCATGTCCACGCTGTAGCTGATGCCGTCGATGAGGGCGAGTTTTTGCATCGAGCCGCCGGCGTAGCGGCCTCGATTGTCTTTGGACTTGACGACGTGGTCGATGAGTACGACCGCTGGCCCGCATGCCGAGATGAGTCGGGGCATGGTGTTGTACCAGGCTGCGATGTCGTCGCCGCTGTTGCTGTCGAGGCCCGCGTAGGCGAGGCAGCTGGTGACGCCGTCGATGATGGCGAGCGTGGCGGTGTCGGCGTAGTCGAGGGTTTCGCGCCAGCCGTCGAGGCTGGTGGGGCTGCTGGGCTTGGCGCTGGGGCGCACGTAGTGGAAGTGAGCCACTATCTGCTCGCCGGCCACGCCGAGCAGCAGGAGGCGTTTGACCACGTTGCGCGCGCTGTCCTCGTAGTCGATGTAGATGACATCATGGCTGCTCTTGAGTTCCTGTGCGGCGGCTATCTGGGCGATCATGCTTTTGCCGCAGCCGGGTTCGCCGTGCAGGTCGTTGACCGTGCCACGGTAGAAGAGGCCTTGGCCGTCCTCTCGTTGGAACACGGTGGGCGTGGGCGGCAGTTCAATGCCGGAAGCGAGCTGGGTGAGGTCTTCGAACTGCCAGCTGGAGGAGGCGTTTTTACTTGCCTCGTAACTTTCCATTGAACCGTTTTGAACCGATGCGACGGGTGTTGAACCGGCTTGAACCGGCATTGTTCCAGTGTTTTGAACTGCTTCCGGGTGACTTTCCTCCATTTGATTCGCAATCGTGTTTTGGATGAGTTCGTCGAACTCGCCGGGCGTCATGCGTTCGATTTTCGACTGCTCGCACGGATCCACATGCGATTGCACGCCGTTGACCTTCTCCATCGCGCCACTGAGAATGCTGGCCCATTCGCGCGCCGCCTCACGCTCCTTGCCTTGACGGTTGGGGGCCACCTCGGCGATGAACCGTGGCTTCAATTGGCTGATGGCGTCGAGCGCTCCACGATGGCCTTCCTGCGCGAAGTTCACCAACGCCCAGACGGCCTGCAGCGTGGTGTCATGCCTTGAGCCTTTGGAAGCGGGGTTGGCGAGCGTCTTGTTGAGGAACGTGTTGACCGCCTTGCACATGCGGTCGTCGTATCCCCTCGGATTAGAGGCGATTGGAGTGGTCGACGGGTTTGAATGTGTCAGGTTCGCCATGCTGTCGGGTTTGCGCAGGTAGTCCACCCACTTCCATGGCAGGGTCGCCAGATCGCTGATGCGGGGGAGCGTGCTGGCAACCCTGCCGCTGGGCGTGTACCAGCGGTACATTTCGCCGCTCGGGTGGATCGACGGCCAGACCACGGAATACCGGTGGCCGGGTTGCAGGATGTCGACGCCCTCGATGGCGCCGCCCTTCCACGCGAGGCCTTCGGGCACCTTGTAGAACAGGTGGCGTGCCGGACTGTCGATGCCGTGCGCCGTGCTGCTCCACGTGGCCGGAAGCATGCCCAGTTCCTGAGAGAGTTCGCTGATGCCTTTCGCCCCGTCCGCCTTGACCTGATGGCCTTGTGCGGCGTCGATGTCCAACACCAATACGCCTTCGGGGATGACGATTCCCGTGTTCGCGTCCGGGGTCGCCTGCGACCAGACCTGTACTTGTTCGTCGGTGACGGGTTTGCGGCTGCGTCCAGTGAAACCGCTGGGTGGTGGGGTCTTGCGGCCTTCCGGCAGGGGGATGACCTGCATCCAGCCCTCCGCACGGTACAGTGGCGCGGCTGCCGCGTATCCGTAGATGTCGGTCATCCTTGAAACTCCTTTGATGTGATGTGAATATGTGTGGTGCCGTGCACGCCTTTGCATACGTGCCGGCCGCTTGGATACGGCTACGGCGGTCGGGACTGGACTCAGTCCTTGTCGGAATCCTTGCTCTTGTGCCAGCCCAGGAGCACGAGTCTCACGCTCATGAGCTGCAGGCTTTCCGAGTCGACGTCACGGAAACCGTCCTGATCGGAGGCGAGGGAATCCATGTCTTTCATCAGCTCGAGCCACTGGTTCTGCAGGTGTTTCAGCAGTTCGTCCATCAGAATTCACCTGTTTCCGGCATCTGTTCGGAGCCGCCGTGGTATTGGGGTTGCGCCTGGTCGGTGACGGCGGTGACCGCTTCGACCGGCACGCCCAACAATGCGGCTATCTCCTGCGGGCTTTTGCCCATGGCCTTCAACTGGTTGACCTTCATCGGATCAGCCTGCTGCTGTGGCTGGCCGAGCTGTACCTGCTGAGCGGGTTGCGCCTGTGCCGGCGGGTTCCATGGGTCGACCGGAGCCGGCGCATATCCCTGATTCGGGGCCTGCTGGGGCTGCTGTGGCGCGTACTGTTGCTGCGGGTATGTCGGCTGGGCTTGCTGCATGCCGGGCTGCTGGGGTTGGCTGCTGTTCACGAGACTGTTGACGCTGGAAGCGGGTTCGATGTGGAATTCGAACACTTTCGGCGGGTGGGGGGCGGCGCCAGCGGCAGGCCGAGGGCCTCGCGCTGCAGGGCCTGACGCTCCTCGCGGGCAGGCTGACGCACGTAGTCGGCGTCGGACAGCTTGCCGATGCGCTCGGCGACGGCCGGGTCGGCGGCCACGCGGGTGCCGTCGAACAGAGCCTGGTTGGCGGCGAGGGCGGCGGATGCCTTCTTCTCGTCCTCGGTGGCGTCGGCCAGGGCGGCGACTTCCTTGAGCTCGTCGAGCTTCTGGACGGCGAACGCGAAGTGCTTGAGGTCTTCGGCCGGGATGCCGGTCTCGCCTTCGGTGCTGAACGGCACGTGCAGCAGGGAGGATGCGGTGGAGACGGCCACGTTGGCGGTGACCTGCTTCAGGGCGTCGACCAGGCCGAGGGAGGTGGCGTAGTTGTTGCGCCAGATGTTGCGGCCGTTGATCACGCCGGCGAAGATGGTGGTGTTGGAGGCCACGCCATACTTGGCGACGGCTTCGAGGTTCTCCTCGCGACCTTCGTTGAGGTCCAGGCCGATGCCGTCGAAGCCGAGCAGGTTGACGGTCTCGTACACGTCGGCGATGTGGCCGAAGTAGGTGTTGAGCAGCACCTTGACATTGCCCTTGGCGGACAGGATCTTGGTGTACAGGGTCTTGAAGAGTTCAACGTCGCCCGGCTCCTTGTCGAGCACGAGGTACGGCTCGTCGAGCTGGACCCATGCGGCGCCGAGCTCGTTGAACTTGGCGAGCACTTCGACGTAGACGGCGGCCACGGCGTTGACCAGGCCCTTGTCGAGCTCGAGTTCGGTGGCTTCCGGGGTACGGGCGAGCTTCAGGAACGTGTACGGGCCGATGAACACGGGCTTGGTGTCGATGCCCAGCGCCTTGGCCTCGTTGAACTCGTCGAACGGCTTGGTGGAGTTGAGCTTGATCTCCGCGGCCGACTCGACTTCGGGCACCAGATAGTGGTAGTTGGTGGTGAACCAC